ACCTAAAGATTTATATGTGTTACTACCTACAATTCCATCTGGCGTTAATCCATTTGCGCTTTGGAAAGCCTTAACAGCAACATCGGTCAAACCTTCAAAGTGACCATTAACCTCACCTTTGAAAAAACCTCTATGGCGAAGTTCATTTTGAACTTCCCATACATCTTGACCCCTTAACCCTATTTTAAGTATTCTTCTGTTAATTGTTGACATAAGTTTCTTCTATTTGTTGCTTAATCGATAAAAGGGTTTCAATATCTTCTATAAAAGAATTTTTGTTAAATTTTCTTTTGGATAACATTTTAAAAGATTCGTTTAAAGTTTTTCTTTCTTCTTTTTCCAATTCTTGTTCCATCAAAACTCTTTGTAAAACCATTACAGTCTCATTAAGTATATTTTTATACTCATTTGACATTTTCTCATAATCTTTTTTAATATATGATTCATATATAGTAGCCATATCACTATTTGTGAGTTTTTCGAAACGTTCTTTAATCTCCATCATATCTTCTTCATCCAATTCCAATTTATCTTCTTGCGATTCTTCTTTTCCAGATTTTAAAAATTTAACTATTTGGTCGAAACATTTATGTAGTTCAACACTATCATCGTTATCTCTGATAATTTCATCGACAGCCGTTTCAATAGCAGCAATTAAAGAATTTGAAGATGTGATAACAGGTATTTCTTTTTCTTCTACCATTTTCTTCAATTCGATATAAGCATTTTTACACTCATCAAATTTACACTTATCTTTAATTTTTTTCAGCCTTTTATTTATAAACTCACAAGCAACTGCGTCATTTGTAATTTGGTTTTGCCTTATATCTTTTTCTAGCTTAATGATACATCTGAATATCTCATGTTTAGAAACAAGAGATTTCAAACTTTTTAAGATTTCTTTACTAGTATCATCAACAACAAACTCATCTGAATTTTGTTTTGATAACTTGTCGCTTAAATATTCGTAAACACTATCTAAATATAATTTCATGGTTTTACTTTAACATAAATAGCATTAAAGTCTTAAAGTTTCTTTTAAAACTCTAACATATTCTTCAATTACATCTTTAATAGGATAAGGTACTCTTATTTGAACTCCATCAGGTATTTCAAACTCTGTTCCTCCGTATTCTGGATTAGCTGCCAATATCAACCAATCGTAAAAAGGTGTGTTGTAATATTGATAGCTAACTAAAGATAACTTAGTAACACCTAAACTATATGTGATAAATTTATCACTGATTCTTTCTTTTATAGGTACAAATATGGGTGTTTCAACCAAACCATTTTTTTTAAAAAATTCATATCTGTCAAAATAAGGAGTTGCCATATTATAATTATACAACAATAAATAAAGAACTTAAACGAATTATTCTTCCACCAAAATTTTCTGTTCTGGCAAACCTATCTCTATCAATCTTAAAATTGTGTATTATTTGGTCGACACTCAAAGGTCTCAAATATAATCTAAACACAGATATTCCTCCTACAAAATATCCATTAAACCATCTTTCCATCAATAACCCATAATCTTCATTATCTGGTCCGTTAAATGTTATAGTTTCAGATAAACCTTGTGTCCCTCCACCCCAAGAAATATTGTATGGTACACCTTGTTGTAAAGTTCTATGAACATCTCTATGCCTTCTAGGTATAATATCTATAAATTTGGGTTTTTTATATACAGGTCTTCCATTAACGAAAATTTCTAAATCACCCTCTTGGTTTTTTAACTTATCTTCAAAACAATCTGCACCTATTATAAACTTACCTGTTTCATAATGTCTAAACCTAACAATGACATGCATCCAACCGTCATTATTTTCAAATACTTGATATGGTGTATATGATTGTTCTATGTACAATAAAGGATTGTTAGTAACACAATCTATTTCATGGCTAACTTTCCTATAACCTATTCTACCATCTTTGGTTATTATAAATCCTAAAGCGTTATTACTTGTACCAGATATTCTATTATAATTAACAAAATCTATATTTGATATGGTAGCAGTGAAAGCTGTTACTGTTGTGGCTGTCAATTCTGGTACTTGGTAAGTCTCTAATAACGTAACCACATCTGTCGTTGTAACAGATGTTACGCCTGTCGTATCGGCTGTAAACGAGTTAACTATAGTATCCGCTGTTATACCACTTGTACAGGCTGTTATAAAATCCACAACTTCATTTATAGTGTATCCACTAGGACTACCTGTTGTTGACCCTGTAATACAATCTATTTCGGGTTGAGCTAACGGAACAAAGGTATATCCTGTTACGATTGTTGAAGTTATTGCAGAAGTAATACCTGTTAAAGTTGAGGCTGTATTTGTAAATCCAGAATACCAAGTATCACCAGATAAAAATGGGTTAAAATTATATGGCTGTAAAGTGGAAGCTGTCAATTCGATACCTTCTGTGGTTGTTATTCCTGTTTCTCCACTAAAAAAATTAGAAAATTTGTTTTCACCCCTTGTTCCTCTATAATAAAAAATTCCATCATTAGAAAAATCGTCTACTGTCCCATCAATAGTATCTCCACTAACCTTTAACCAAAATTCTGCTGTCCAACCATTAGGTGTTTGTGCTGGTAATAACTCATAAGGATAATCCCATAATCTATAAAAATTTTGGAAAAACCCGCCTTGTAATCTCACATAGTTTCCAGAATTATCGTTTTCGTCTAAATAACCATAAATTCTACTTGTACCAGATACTCTATATAAAGGTAACTTAATATTACCTTGAGTAAAAGTAATGGATTGACCTGTTAGTGAATTAAATCTACCATTATCAACACCTGTTAAACCTATGTCATTAATAGTAAAACCGCTTGTTATTGCAGAAGTGAAACCTGTTAATGAATTTATTTCTGTTGAACCTGTTATATAAGATTCAGTATCATTAGTATCATACCATAAAGCCAAAAAATCATCTGTTATAGGTCTATTTGAAAAAATTACAGTATAATCAACCTTATCAGGTTTAACTAAATCTAAATCCCAATTATATAACTCATTAAATATGAGTTTTTGTCCAGAACCTTCTTTATTCCACATTAAAATTGCAATGTAATACTATCGTTTCTTGTTAGAACACCCTCTTGATAAGAGAAATCTATTTTTACATTCAAAGCGGAAGTGTTTGTATTTTCTTTTTCAAATTCAATCTTTCTTATGGAAACATCTGGTAAATTTTCACTCACTTTCAATCTAATACTTTCTTCTATTTCTTGTTGTGTTATATTGTCAAATTGGTCAAATAAAAATCTCCTCAAATCACTACCCCATCTAGGTCTATATAACCAATCTCCTACATTCGATGTCAATAAAAATGTTAAATTGCTTTTTATTGATAAAAAAGTAGTCTTATCATCTTCAAACAAATAACCAGATTCAGAATCTTTTAAAGGAAATTTTATATTTAAAAAAGTAGACATTAATATAAATACACTAATTTGTTCTTATGTATTCATTTAGTATATTGTCTATATTAAAGTTAGATAAACTTATAACATTATTATCTTGGTCTGGTGGTAAATGGGAGTAGCCATGAACATGACTCAATAAAACTTTAACAATCAATTTTAACAATCTAACAGTATCCTCACCTCTAACTATCGCTTGTGTTTTTTCTATGACTTTTTCAAATTCGTTGTTTTTTATATCAAACGATAACTCATTTCTTTCTTTATGAGAAATAAAAAACATATAATCACTTTGAACGGAAAATCTAGATTTTTGTCCATCTTCATCTGATGTGCCTCTTACAATAATGGGGTTAACATCATTTAACATCATAGTATCACCTACTTTATGTTTAAGTGATGTTAATGTGAATGTATTATCTCCAAATCTTATGTCTACATTCTTTCTACCTATAAGACCAATTTCTTCTTTTTTAGGGAAATTGTCTTTTGCTGTTTCTACATTAGAAAACCCTTCTTTAGGCTCAATTATCCCCAACTCAGTTGTACTTAAAGCAGAATTATCTAATGGGTCAAATTCAATATTTTGATATTGAGATATTATTGGACCTATGTACCATCTATTATAGTTAGCTTTAGTGTTATCTACAATTAACACTATCACGGCTTCATCTTTTTTTGGAAAAACGTGAATTATTTTAGGTAAAAGTGCATGGCAATAAGGTAAATTATCATCATTCAATTTATTATCTAATCCTCTAATTCTAACCTTTATTCTGCGAGCATCTAAAGAATCCTCAACAGAAACAACCTTTCCGATATAAATCCCTGGGGTAATCTCTTCATTAGACTCACCCATTCTGAAACTAATCATTCTTTCTGAAAGACTCATGATATCTCTTTACCCATTCTTTCCGCTAAAATTTTTTGAACGTTTTTATAATTTTCTTCTATTTTTATTAATTCATCATATTTTTCAACAACTTCCTTTTTTTTACTTTCATGCTCAAAATGAAAATTTCTGAGTTGTTGTAACAACTCTTCATTTGTCATTTTATCATAATCTTTCTTATTGAATTCTATATAAACTTTATTGAATGACAGCATATCCTTGTGCTATTGATATTGTATTACCTACTACTTGAACAGGTCCACCCGCATTCACTCCTGTTGCTGTAACAGGTACACCTGGTGGTATAGCTACTGTTATTCTAGCATCTTCGGTTAACATCCTAATTATTTCTTCAAATCTTATTATTTCCATCTGTTCTGCGGGTGAAGGTTTACCTGAAGGTAAAGCGCCTACATTAAGCCCTATTTTAGCTTGCGCTTGTATAACATTTGCAGCAGATTTAGTTGCACTCATACCTCCTTTATTAACAGTAGTTAAAATTAAAGGGGGTGGTATAGGTGCTGCTGGTGGTGAAGGTATTTTGAATAATCCTTCTAATGCATCTGTTACAGAATTTAAATTTGAAAAATCTGTTTCCATATTAAAAATAAATATGCTTATAAACAATTTAACATGTATTTATTATAAATCAAATTGTAAATAAAATGGGACAAACATTAATTAACATGCCAATTCAATTCGAACCTAAAAGAAAAAATAGGTTCTATTTAAGTTTTCCAAATAACATGATAGAAAGCTGGTTGGTTGAAACTACTGGTAGACCTGATATTAAAATAAATTCTACTCCTATAAACTATATGAATACTAAAAACTATGTTGCTGGTATATATGAATGGAGTAGTATAAATATTAAATTCAAAGATAATATTGGCCCCTCAACCTCTTCTAAAATTATGGATTGGGTTAGATTACATGCAGAATCTATAACAGGTCGTATGGGTTATGCTGTAGGTTATAAAAAAGATTTGATTCTTGAGTCTGCTGACCCTACAGGTATTGCTATTGAAAAATGGATTCTTGAACAATGTATGATAACCAATGCCAAATTTGACCAAAATGACCAATCTCAAGATGGTCTATTGATGCCAGAAATAACAGTACAACCTTTCCGCTGTATCTTGGTTTACTAATATCGAACTAAAACTGTTAAAAAAAAAGAAACCCTCGATAACGAGGGTTTTTTAATTTAGATGGGGTAAAAAGCAAAGATGGAAATTTTAGTGTGCTACTATTACACTATATGAACATTTTTGTTCATAGAAGGAATTGCACCTTCACCACTCGATAATCAAC